AGCAATTGCATTTGCGCAGAGGCACGCTAGAGAGCGCTCCCGCGGCGTGGGGCGGTTAGCTCAGTTGGTAGAGCATCTCGTTTACACCGAGAGGGTCAGCGGTTCGAGCCCGTTACCGCCCACCATGTTTTCAATCATTTAGCGCCGCGTTCTGAAAGTGTCGATGTACGAGTGTACATCAGAACACGGTTGCGGCGCTGGCGTCGGCCATGAAGCCGGGGGAATACCTCGCATAAACCTGCTCGGTCATCCGCAGGCTGGTGTGGCCCAGGTATTGCGAAATCATCTGCATCGGCACGTTGTCCTGCGCCATCCAGACGGCGCAGCTGTGGCGGAAGGTGTGGGGCGAGAAGGGGATGCCGGTGGCTTCGCTCAGGCGTTGGATCGCCTTCTTGACGCTGCCGACCGGCTTGCCGCCGAACTCGATGACGTGATCGCTCAGCCGCGCCATCTCCGCCTCCTCCAGCGCGGCGCGGGCGACGGGGTTCATCGGCACCACGGTGCGGCGCTTGTTCGTCACGTCGCGGCCCGCCGGACGATAGTCGATCGTGCCCTGCGCGAAGTCCACCCTGTCCCACGTCAGATCGAGGATCGCGCCCGCCCTTGCCCCGGTTGCCAGGGCGAGGATCACGAACAGGCGGACGTGCGGGCTTTTCGCGGCGTCGACAATTGTCCGCGCCTGTTCCTTTGTCAGCCAGATGTCGCGCGGCTTGCTGGCCGGGGGGATCCACAGCACCGGCGCGGTCTTGCCGTAATGGCGGCGCAGGCAGGCGCGCAGCAGCTCGAGGTCGGTCTTGATCGTCGAATTGGCGTAGCCGAGCTTCTGGCGCTCGCGGAAATAGGCGCGGCAATCCTCGCGAGTGATGGTGCTGCCGATGCGATGGCCGAATGCGGGTGCGAGCGCGGTCCAGTGCGCGGCAAAGCGATCCGCGCGGGCGCCATCGGCGGTGCGATCGGCAACGTAGGGCGGCCAAAGATCGGCTACCCGCTCGCTGCGCGCGGCGTGGAGGCGTGCCCAGATGGCACGGGCGACAGCCTCGGCCTCTCCGCGGTGATCCGTGCCAGTCGTGATTCGGCCCGGAGTTCGCTCGCCGGGCCGGTCGAAGGTGAGCGCCCACTTTCCGCGGTGGCGGGTGAGGCGGTATCCTGCGGCGGGTTGCCCTGACATTCGAAGCGTTCGACCTCTGCGGCGTGGATGCGAATCAGCTTGCCGATGCGGAAGGCGGCGAGCTGGCCGGACTTGATCAATCGCCGGATTTGCTCGTCGGAGCAATCCCAGCGTGCCGCGAGGGTCTGCGGGGAGAACGGGCGGGGGGTCATTGCCCGGTCTCCCAGAAATGTGGGCAACCCTCGCCAACCGGCGAAAGCGGCACGCGCGCCCACCAGCTTTGCCGATGTTCGTCAGGGCGGGTGCCGCTTTGTTCCGACCGGCGGCAGCGTGTGGCAACCGGACAATCGACGGCGCGGCACATCATGAAGTCAGGCATCACTCGCCCCCTTTGGCACGGAGGGCGGCGATGACAGTGGCGATGGGTTCGCTGTCGTAGGCTTTCCCCCATGCGTCAGGCAGCGGGTCAGTGGGCCACCACAGTTGAACACCAGCGCGGCCATCCTCGTAAACAACGGTTCGGCGGCGCATCCCATTAGGCACCAGCGTAAGGGCTGCGCCAATGCTGGCGGTGTAGGCGGGGACACGGCTGTCTTGCGAATGAGCTCTGCTGCGGCCAATATCTAGCCCAACTGCCAGCGCAATCACTGCATCCAACTCCCGATCCGGCCCAGTCGCCGCCTCAAGCCGCGCGATCAGATCATCCCTACTCATGGCTGCGTCTCCGCGAGGGTGGCGCGGGCTTCCAACAGGTGCGTGCCGGTGATGCCATATTCATCGCCGCCAGCGGGACGATAGGCCCAAAAGTTGCCGCTATCGCCTGCCATCACAAGCAAATCGCCAGACTTTGCAAACGGCTTCAACGCCCCCCGCAGCTTCTCGACCTTCGCCCGCAGTTCGGCGTTCTCGGCTTCCTTGGCCGCGAGGGCGGTGGTGCGGTGGCGGGCGATCATTCGGTCGATGATGCCGGTCTTGTTGAGTATCGAAATTGCGTTTGACCTGCGAGCAAGCCATGCGGACAACCTCCGATCTTCCTGCGTCACTTCAACCATTGCCATCATCCTGTTCGAGCGTTGTGCGCGCGTTGGCGGCCCAGCGGGTGAGGAGGTGTTCGCCGTTGTACCAGGCGCATCTGGCGGTGACGCCGCCGAGGTGCATCGCGTGATGGTGGACATCAAAAAAGCGAGCGCCCATGCCGATCAGGGCATCGCGGATCGCAACGGCGTCGAAGGTCTCGGCGTTGCTGGCGGCGCGGATCAGGTCGATCGCGTCGGTCAGCAGCTTGCGGCGGGCGGGGGTCATCAGCTCGTTCTCCGAGCCACAACCATGAACCGCGCCAGTTTCTCATGATGCGCGATGGCCTCGGTGAGATAGGCCGTAGCTCCATCAAACAGCGTGTCGGCAATCTTGCCATCGCCGCGACTAGCGACGGCAATGGCAAGGCCAAGCGCGTCGGTCAGCCGTTCGATCAGCGCGCCGATCTGTTCGGCATCGCCGCACAATTCCTTGGACACCATTGCGCCGAGTTTAGTTTCAAAGTCACTCACTTCACCCTCCCCAGCAGGCGGGCGAACAGGCCCTCGAAGATGTCGCGGCCGGGCTCGGGCATCGGTTCGAGCCTGCCGTGCCAGTAGCCGCGCATCCCCGCGCGGTGATCGGACGGGCGGTGTTCCCACGGGCGGGAATTGCCGGTGGTGCGGATGGTCATCGGAAAGCCTCCAGCAGAAGCGCGGCGATCGTCGGGGTCGCCAGCATGAAAAGGGGGATCAGCGCGGCCTCGCGGTCGTTCGTCCAGCCCCAGCGGATCAGTTCGAGCAGCTCGGCGCGGGTCATCGCGTCACCGGGAAGGGTTGGGCGAAGGCCTGCCACGGGAAGCCGAGCCATGCGGCGACGACGATCAGGATGATCGCGGCGATCCAGAGGCGGGTGGCGGTGTCGGGGTTCATGCTGCCGCCCTCCCCTCGGTGGCTTCGACAAGGCCACAATCAACGCCCACCGGATCGTCGCGGAAGGCGTCGAACGGGCGCTTGGGCGCAAACTCATCCACCGGCAGCGAGAACAGCGGGTCGAGCTTCAACGGGTGCCAGCGCTCCGAAAGCCCGGTCTCGGCGTTCCTGCGCCACTGCACCGCGCCCTGACGCACCTTGAAGACGTGCAGCACCTTGCGACGGGTGCGCTCGTCGTTCTCGTAGATCAGGAGCGTGTCCTTGTGTTGCAGCGACAGCGAGGCCTTTGCCTGCGCGTCCTTCATCGTCGCCGCCGTGCCGAGAAAGTGGGCAAGCTCGCCCTCGCCACGCTGGCGGTAAATGCCGAAAGCGTCGATCGGCTGCGGGCGCAGCACATGGGCATCCACCCGCCCGCGCTGTCCTGCGCCGCCGGTCATGCCGCCACCTTCACGGGGTGGCGAGCGTCGAAGGCAGCGTCGAGAACCTGCGACACATCGGGCGCCCGATCCATCGCCGCCAGATAGGCAACCCGGCGCGTCAGGGTCTTGTCGGTGTCGGTTTCCTCAAACGCATAGCCGAGCTCGATCTCGATGGCGGCCGTGCGGATATACGACAGCGCGAGCAGCGCCTCAGACGACCAGCGATCCTTGCCGGTGTATTCCCAGAAGTCAGCCGGGATCGCGATGCGCGTCGTGCGCTCGACATTGCTGGGAGAAAGCCGCGCAATGATGCGCTGGGCAATCGGGCTGTGGTGCCAGTTGATCGGGTTGGGCATTGCGTCCTCCATCAGGGTGATGGGGGATGCTTTATGCGCTTTATGCGACTATCGCAAGAGCAAAATGCGATTATCGCAAATTAATCGCTAGAGCCTTCGCGCAAACCAGACGGGCCGCCCGCGAATCGTGGCCTCGGTTTCCTCTATCTCGTATTCCGAATAACGGGGGTTCGCGCTGAATACTCGATACCATCCGCGCCGCCCAGGCACGCGCTCCACGAGCTTTATGACATAGCCGTCCTCGTCCCAAAGGGCGAAGGGGCCGGGCTGACGCGGGTCGCGGTCGCGGCGATCGATCAAGATCTGATCGCCGTGATGAAAGTCGGGCTCCATGCTGTCGCCGCGAACGTCGATAAGCTCAAAGTCGGCCGGCTTGCCATGCAAATCCTCGATCAGCTCACGAGGTAATTTGGCAACGATTTGCTCGCCTTCGCCCAATCCGCCGCCGCCCATCCCCGCGTAGGATGGTAGTACAGCAACATCGACATATTCGCGTTCGTATCCGCGTGGAGGAATATCTGGCAGGCGCGCCATGTCGTCATGATCGCCCAGCAGCACCTGCAACTTGGCAACCTCCGCGGCTTTCCATTGGCGCGTGCCGGCCATTGCCTTGCTCACCTTGTCCTGGGTGATGCCCAAGGCTTCGGCCAAATCGACTTGCCGCCAACCGCGGCGGTCCATGATTTCCTGCACGGTCTCGGTGTCCATGGCGCCTTTTAATGCACCGTCACCGAGGTCGCCCGCGCGATTATCGCATATTTTTGCGATTTGGGCTTGCGATTGACTTGCGATTATCGCATAACGCTCGGCATGAGCAATCATGGCACATACGCGGATCGGGTCATTGACGCCTTGGGCGGCACCACTGCCGTCGCCAAGCGCATCAGCGCACCGGTGTCCACCGTCCATAGCTGGCGAAAGATCGGCATTCCGGCCTCGCGCCTGTCACACCTCAAGCTGCTCGCCAGCGCGGAAGGCGTCGAACTTCCCGAACTGCCGCAGGCCGCTGCATGATTGCGATGATCGCCCGCGCAGCGCTCACTCCGGAGGACGAGGCCTTGCTTGCGTCGGTTCGCAAGGCTCTCGCTGACATCTGGGCCGATCCGGTGCTTGTACGGCATGTCGCCATGAGCCGTAGCACTGCGCGGGCGATTGAGCGCGATCTTGCGCGCCGTCACCTTTCCTTCAATCGCGCCACCCCCTCCCGGCGCGTCGGGGTCGCCCCCCTTCCGAGCGGCCCCCACACCCACACCGCCCCCCGGTACTCCCGACAGCCGACGCTCGCCCGCGGCTGCGAAGCGCGTCCAGCTGCGAGTGACAACCGGCGCGGGGACAAGCGGCAAGCATGCACGCTGGGAATGGACGCGAAGGGCGAGACCTTTTTCCATGGAGACAACAATGCCCGCTGACAGCAACAATGTCCTGTTGCCCCTTCGGCTCCCAACGCAAAAGTCATTGCGCAGCGCAGTCGCGCACATCATCCGCGATGTGCAGCGCGATCACGCCGAAAGCGACCAATGCACCGCCGATCGGCTGGGTGTGTCCATCGGCACCGTCCGCAATGCCAGGAACGAAAGCGCCGACCTGAATGCCGTGACCATCGCCCGCATCGGCGCGGTCTATGGTGCTCACTACGTCGACCCCTATCACCGGCTCTATGGCTCGGTCGCCGCGCCCATCGAGGCCAGTGCTGGCGATCCCCTGCCGGACATGGCGCGGGCCGTGGCGATGCTGTGCGAAATGCGTTGCCCGCGCGGCGATGGTGGTTCGCAGGAAACGCCGAAGGAGCAGCTTGACGCCCTGCCCGACTTGAAGCGCACCCGCGCCGCGCTCGACGCCTACATCAGCCGGGTCGAACGCCTGAGGCTGGTGGCATGATGACCACCGAAATCACAAGAGCCGTGCGGGCGCTGGCATACCTCAAGACGCCCGACCGAGTGCGCGCTGGCATCCGCAACACCTACGGCTTTAATGTGCCGCTCGTCAGGATTGACCGCATCCTTCGGGAAAGCGAAGGTCGCCCGCCGGCCAAGATCCCCGAACCGCTCCCTTCTGATGCGTTCGACTATGATGTGCGCTTCAATCGCAGTGGTATCCGCAAGGTCGTGGAACCGGTCAAGCCGCGCACGAAGCCGGTTTTCAAGACCAGAGAGCCGCTGCCCAAGGTTGTCCCGGCGCCGTCAATCAATCCCTTTGAAGGCCCGTTCCAATTCAAGGTGCTTGCCGCTTCGATAGGGCGCGATTTCAAGGCCACCGCTGCGGACATCATTGGCCCCAAGCGGTTTCGCCGACTCATCCTGCCGCGCTTGGTGCTGACCAAGCTCTGCATTGAGCATGGAATGTCATGCTCGCAGATCGGCCGCAAAATGGGTGGCCGCGATCACTCTACCATCCTGCACCAGCGGGACAAGTTCGACGCCTATGCCGCCCTCTATCCCGAGGTGCGCGCCTGTTACGAGCGCCACGTCAAGCTGCGCGACGAAGCCCTTGCAAAGCGGGAGCTGGCGGCATGAGCATCACCTATCACTCTGACCTGATCCAAGGCAGCGAAGAATGGCATCAGGCCCGATGTGGGCTGATCACCGCTTCGGAAATGAAGCTGATCCTGACGCCGACGCTCAAGGTCGCCAACAACGACAAGACCCGCGCCCATGTATGGGAGCTCGCCGCCCAGCGCATCACCGGATACGTCGAACCGACCTACATCGGCGAGGCCATGTTGCGCGGGCATGAGGACGAAATACTCGCCCGCGCTCTTTACGCCGAACATTTCGCGCCGGTCCAAGAGGTTGGCTTCGTCACGAACGACCGTTGGGGCTTCACGCTCGGATGCTCGCCTGACGGGTTGGTCGGCGCGGATGGCATGATCGAGTGCAAGTCTCGCATCCAGAAATACCAGGTGCAGGCCATCGTCGAATACTACCGCGACGGCATCACTCCCGACGAGTTCACGCTCCAGGTGCAGACCGCGTTGCTCGTCACCGGGCGGCGCTGGTGCGACCTGATCAGCTATTCGGGCGGTCTTCCGATGCGCCCAATGCGGTGCGAGGCTGATCCCGAAATTCAGGCGGCCATCATCGCCGCTTGCGAGGCCTTCGAAGCGAAAATCGCGGAGGTCATCGCCGACTATCACGCCGCCCTGTCTGCGGACGAGCGGCTGATCCCGACTGAAAGACGTGTCGAAGAGGAGATGTTTGTATGACCGCTGGGCACAACAGTGCTGACGACCGCCTGCGCCTGCTGATCGAGCGCATCGAGCGTCTTGAGGAAGAAAAGAAGGGCATCGGGGACGACATCCGCGATGTCTACGCCGAGGCCAAAGCTGTCGGTTACGACCCCAAGATCATGCGCCAGATCGTGCGGCTGCGGAAGATGAAGCTCGACGACCGCGCCGAGCAGGACATGCTCCTCGAAACCTACAAGGCGGCGCTCGGCATGTTGGCCGACACCCCGCTTGGTCGGGCCGCGCTTTCACGCGCCGCTGCCTGACGCAACCCAATCCGACGCACCCGGAAAGGTCCGGGACCGGACACAAGGAGAAAACGAAATGGTCGATATGACCCAAACTATTGCCCCCAAAAGTGATCAGATCAACGCCGACGACCTTATCGGTGGCCCGCGCACTATCACGATCACGCGCGTGACCGGCAACGAGGGCAACGCTGAGCAGCCGGTCAACGTCTTCTTCGAAGGCGACAACGGAAAGCCCTATCGCCCCTGCAAGTCCATGCGCCGCGTCATGGTGAAGGTGTGGGGGCCCGACGCGTCCAAGTATGTCGGGCGATCCATGACCCTGTTCCGCGATCCCAAGGTCAAATGGGGCGGGATGGAAGTGGGCGGCATTCGCATCAGCCACATGTCCGGTCTGGAAAAGGCCGAGGTCATGGCGCTGACGGAAACCCGCTCGGCGCGCAAACCCTACACCGTCCAGCCCCTCAAGGTTGAGCAAGCCGCGCCCAAGGAAGACCGCGCCGTCCTGATGGCGAACGCGCTGATCGACCGCGCCCGCACCGAAAACCTCGATGCGTTCGAGGCCGACCCCAAGGTGATAGAGCAGCGCGCTTGGCTGGCCAAGAAGCGCCCCGACCTTTCGGCTCAGGTCGACGCCGCAATCCTCGACGCCGCAACCCTTGAAGGAGCCGAATAATGTCGAGCCTCAACAAGGTCATGCTGATCGGCAATGTCGGCGCCGATCCCGAAATCCGCAGCTTCCAGAACGGCGGCAAGGTCGCAAACCTGCGCATCGCCACGTCGGAAACGTGGAAGGACAAGAACACCGGGGAGAAGCAGGAGCGCACCGAGTGGCACTCGATCGCCGTGTTCAACGAGGGGCTGGTCGGCGTGATCGAGCGCTTCGTCAAGAAGGGCTCCAAGATCTACGTCGAGGGCCAGCTTCAGACCCGCAAGTGGCAGGATCAGTCGGGCAACGACCGCTATTCGACCGAGATCGTTCTCAAGCCCTACAACGGCACGCTCGTCCTGCTGGGTGACAAGCGCTCGGATGGGCAGTCCGGCGGGTCAGCACAATCGGGCGCATCCGGTGGCGGCTGGGATCACGGTGGCGGCACGGGCGGCGCGGCTGGCGGTGCCAGTGGCGGCACGACCGGCGGAACCTACGACGACCTCGACGACGACATCCCCTTCTGAGCCTGTCGCGCTGCGAGCGCGTGGAAGCGCCTGCCGGTGGGCGTGGGAAAACACCGGACACCACCACCTGACATCGGTGAGCCATGATCCAGCTTAGACCATATCAGCAGCGCGCCATCGACGAGGCCCGCGAGGCTTTCCGCACCGAGCGCGCCGTCCTGTTTCAGCTCCCCACTGGTGGCGGCAAGACGGTCACCGCGTCGACAGTTGTCCACGGCGCCGCACAGAAGCGCAACCGCGTCTGGTGGCTGACCCATCGCCGCGAACTGGCGGCGCAGGCATCGCGCACATTCTACGAGCTCGGCATCCCTCACGGCCTCATCCAGGCTGGCACTGTGACTGACCCCAATGCGCTGGTGCAGGTCGCCTCGATCCAGACCATCGCGCGCCGCCTTGACAAGCTGCCCGAGCCCGCGCTGATCGTTTTCGACGAGGCGCATCATATCGGCGCGGCGCAATGGGATCAGGTGTTCAACCACCACAAGCGCGCCAAGATCCTCGGCCTTTCGGCGACACCATGCCGCCTTGACGGGCAGGGCCTTGGACGCTGGTTCGGGCACATGGTCGCAGGACCGACCGTGCGCGAGCTGATCGACGATGGTTCCCTTTGTGATTTCCGCCTGTTCGCTCCGTCTGTGCCCGACCTTTCCGGCGTCGGCTCGCTCGCTGGTGACTTCAAATCCGGCGCGCTGGCCAAGGCCATGGATCGACCGGCTTTGGTCGGTGACGCGATCAGCCATTATCGGAACCTGTGCCCCGGCAAGCGCGCTGTGGTGTTCGCCGCGGGCGTTGCAAATAGCCAGAGCATCGTCTCGCAGTTCAACGCCGCGGGCATTCCGGCCGAGCACGTCGATGGCACGATGCCATCGGTCGAGCGTGACGCGATAGTGGAGCGCTTCCGGCGCGGCGAAACCTTGATCCTGTCCAACGCCGATCTGTTCGGTGAGGGCTTCGACGTTCCGGCCATCGAGGCGGTGATCCTGCTGCGGCCGACGAAAAGCCTCTCGCTGTATCTCCAACAGGTGGGCCGCGCGCTGCGCCCGATGGAAGGCAAGGACGTTGCCATCATCCTTGACCACGCTGGCAACAGTCTACGCCACGGCCTGCCCGATGACGAGCGGGTGTGGAGTCTTGAGGATCGCGAAAAGCGCGCCAAGCGTGAGGCTCTCGACACGCCCGTGCGCCAGTGCACCGAGTGCTTTTTCGTCTACCGCCCTGCGCCGAAATGCCCTTGCTGTGGTTACGCGCCCCCTGTGGCCGTGCGCGAGCTGGAGCAGATCGAGGGGACGCTGGCCGAGGTCAAGCGGGTCGAACCCGGCGCCAAGTTCCGCGAGCAGGGCAAAGCGAACAGCTTTGAGGCGCTCGTCCAGTTGGGCCGCGAGCGCGGATACAAGAACCCCGAGTTCTGGGCGCGCAAGGTCTGGGCCTCGCGGCAAGCGCGGAGGGCGGCATGAGCTGGTCGCCTCAACAGGAGCGAGCCATTGCCGACGTTAAGGCATGGCTGGAAGACCCGCGCGGCAAGCAGGTATTCCGGCTGTTTGGCTATGCTGGCACCGGAAAGACGACGCTGGCCAAGGAACTCGCCGCCACCGTTCGCGGGCGCGTGCTTTACGCGACCTTTACCGGGAAAGCGGCGCTAGTGCTGCGAAAGAAAGGCTGCGACGGCGCATCGACCATTCACTCGCTGATCTACAAGGTCGAAGTGAATGAGCGCACCGGCGAGGCAACATTCATTCTCAACGATGAAAGCGATCTCGCAGACGCGGCGCTGTTGATCGTGGACGAGGTGTCGATGGTCGGTGCCGAGTTGGCAGGAGACCTCCTTAGCTTCGGCAAGCGCATCCTTGTGCTCGGTGATCCGGCGCAGTTGCCGCCCGTCAAGGACGAAGGCTTTTTCATCAACTGTGCGCCCGACGTGATGCTGACCGAGGTTCACCGGCAAGCGCAAGACAACCCCATCATCCGAATGTCCATGATGATCCGCGAAGGGCAGAGGCTCCAAGCGGGCGAGTATGGAGAAAGCCTCGTTACAAGCCGCGCTGCCATCGGCGGCGACCGGCTGCGCGAATTGGTGCTGGGCGCAGATCAACTGCTTTGCGGCCTGAACAGAACGCGCATCGCATACAATCGTCGCATCCGTGCGCTCAAGGGCCTGACCGGCGTCGGTGAGGAATGGCATCCGACTGCTGGCGACCGCCTGATCTGCCTCAAGAACAAGCGCGAGAAGCAAATTTTCAATGGCGGCATGTGGGTCGCTGACAGCGTGACCGACAAGTTTGGTTGCCTGTCCATTGAGGCGACCTCGCTCGATGAAGTTCGCGATCCGTTGACGCTTGAAGTCGCCGAAGAGTTCTTTGTCGGTGCCGAGCACAAGATGGATTGGCGCGAGCGCCGCAAATACGACGAGTTCACGTTCGGATGGGCGATCACCTGCCACAAGTCGCAGGGCTCACAATGGAATGATGTGATCGTCTTCGACGAAAGTGGCGCATTCCGCGAAGCGCGCTCGAACTGGCTTTACACCGCGATCACGCGCGCAGCCGAGAAAGTGACGGTGATCCAATGAGCAAGCCTCACACCGACCTCGTGAACGAAATCCGCCTGTTCCTGTCCGGCATCGGCGCTGTCTCCGTGCCCATCGACACGCCCGGCCTGCTCTACACCCGCCAAGGCGTTCCGGCCAAGTTCGGCACCAAGGGCACGCTCGACATCGCCGCGACCGTGAAGGGCCGCGCTGTCTGGATCGACGCGAAGATCGGCCGCGACCGCCTCAAGCCCGCACAGGTCAAATTCTGCGAGGCCCAAGAGCGCGCCGGCGGTATCGCTTTCGCTGCGTGGAGCGTCGAGGACGTCGCCAACCGCCTGCGGATGGAGGGTCTGCATGGCTGACCTTTTCACCGACCGATTCCAGACATTCCAAGATTGCATCGAGGCGATCTCCTTCGCCGCCCTTTCTGGCCAATCGCCTGCACAATGTCTTGGCGAGGAATCGGCGCTCGAGATCAATAATCTGGTGGCGTCATACACCCACGCAATCCGCAAGGAGTGCCCAGCCAAGACCTGGTGGGATTGCGCGCCCTATCACCCGGCGATAGCGCGCGCGCTCAAGATCAACCGCCAGCAAACCGGCGGGGTCTACGCTCTCGCACCTTTCCGTCTCTGGAATGACGGCGAGCGCCACCTCATCCTCGCCGCTTACCCGGCACCCCGCATTCTCGGTCCGATCGACATGGATCATCTCGACATCGAGGCCGTGCTGGCATGGAACCCGATCACCGACGAGGCCCATATCCTCGGCGAAGCGCAGCCTGCCCTGTTCGGCACCGAGAGCGAACCCGGCCAGTCCTTCACGCTCTACCAGTCCCCGCGGGCCTTCCTGACCGATTGGGCGATCAATCGCGCCCATGCCTATGTTCGCATCACGGAACTGCGCAAGAACCGCTGGTCAGACGCCGAGGACCGTGACACTCCCCCCGGTGCGTTGGTAATCGGCAATCCCGAAAAGGTCGACCTTACCAAACTCCCGCGCGAATTCGCAGCGCAGGGCTTCGATGTCGCCGAGCTCAATCGCACGATCATTCGTCAGGCCCGACTGCCCCGCGCCCACGCAAGCCAGAATAGGGCCGCAGCATGATGGCCGATGTGATTGATCTTCAAGCATGGAAGGGCAAACTTCAGATGGGCCGCGGTGGCCCGGTGAAGAACCTGACCAACCTCATGCACTACCTGCGGAACCTGCCCGGCCTTGGCGCGGCGATCCGCTACAACGAATTTGCCGGCCGCGTCGAATGGAGGGGCAAGCCTCTTCAGGATGAAGATGCCATCGACATCAGGCTGATTCTTGAGGCCGCTGGTTTCGAGCCGAACACTTCGGACGTTATCCCCGCGCTGATCCGCCACGCCCACGACAACAGCTTCGACCCAGTGCGCGAGTATCTCGACGGCCTCAAGTGGGACAAGACGCCTCGCCTCGACGGCTGGTTGCAGACCTACATGGGTGCGCCCGCGCATGAGATTCTGTCGGTGTTCGGCGCGAAGTTCATGATTGGCGCGGTCGCCCGCGTTTACCAGCCCGGTTGCCAGATGGATAACGCTCTCGTCCTCGAGGGCAAACAGGGCATCCGCAAAACCACAGCCGTCGCAACCCTGTTCGGTCGCGACCTGATGATCAGCTCGATCAGCGACTTCAAGACCAAGGAAGCCAGCATCGCGCTGCAAGGCCGCTGGGTTATCGAGATCGCCGAGCTTTCGGCGCTGAAAAAGACCGACATCAACGATGTCAAGAAGTTCATCACCGAGACCGTCGACCAATACCGCCCCCCATTCGGCCGCGGAATTCTCGACAGGCCGCGGCGTTGCGTCATGATCGGCACCACCAACGAGAACAAGTATCTTCAGGATCAGACCGGCAACCGCCGTTTCTGGCCCGTCCCCTGCACAAAGGCTGACATTGAAGGGTTGACCCGCGACCGGGACCAACTCTGGGCCGAGGCCGTTGCGCGTTATACCTCCAATGAGGCCTGGTGGATCACCGACGAAGCGATCCTCGCCAAGGCCGAGGTGGTGCAAGCCGATCGCGCCCTGCATGACCCGTGGGAGGACATGATCGATGCATGGCTGCTCGAAAACCCAGGGGTCGACTTCGTGACCAGCGCAAGGCTCCTGACCGACGCCATCCGCATGGAAGGTTCGCGCCAGACCCGAGCCGACGAAATGCGGATCAGCGACATCATGACCGGAAAGGGTTGGGCACATGAACGCCGGATTCCCATGCCCGGACAGAGGCGCAAATGGGGGTTCGCAAAGCCGTGATCCGCCCGATTCGCACCCGAAACCACCGCTTTTTCCCAACCAAGTTGGGCAATTGCCCATCCTCGGCGGGATTGGTTGGGCGCAAATTTTCTGAACGCTTTCCGGACTTTATTCCCCCTCTGCCTAACCTACCTAACCTATTTCTATATATTATTAATATGGAGATGCAGGCACCGGCCAGCACCGCGCAGCCGCCAGCGTTTCAGAATGTTGGGTTAGTCGGTTGGGCAGGTTGGGCAATCTGCCTTAAAGCCTTGACGGCATTAAGAAATACCGCGCCCAACCACATGCCCAACGTTGGGCATTGTGCCCAACCTCTCGGACACCCCCTGTGAAGCCCGGATATGGCGCAGGCATCCTCCTCTTCGACGCGCAACGCCTCACCCGGTCGCAGATCCGCGAGCGGTGGAAAGCCGGCGAATACGGCCCACCCGGTGAACGACCCCGCGCCGACCATGTGGACGGGTGGCTCAAGCTGCTCGGCAAATGATTTCCCGACCGAAAGGACGCTGACAATGCCAAGTGAACTGACGATTGCAGCCCCACCCACCACGTTCGACACTTGGCTCTCGCAGGGCCGTGACCTCGCGCGCACCCGTCTCGAAATCGACTGGATGCTCGGCGACTGGCTCGCCCAAGGCCGCGATCACTTCGCCCCCGAACAGATCGAATTGGCGCTTGGCGAGATTGCGGCCGATGTCGAGCAGGCCCGCGCCCTGAAGCGCGTCGAGAAGGTCGCCCGCGCCTTCCCGCCCGCTGTCCGCGACGCCTCTCTCACCTTCGAGCATCACGCCAAGGTCGTCGACCTGCCGCGCCAGGAGGCCTTGCCGCTTCTCAAGGAAGCCCGGGAGGAGAAGCTGCCGGCCAGCAAGCTCCGCATCCGCGCCATGCTGCGCAAGGTCGACCTGGGCCTCGTCCTGCCGCGTGAGGATGATCCGGAATACGACGCCATGCTGGCCTGTGTCCGGACTTGGAACCGGGCGCCGATCGATGTGCGCGAGGACTTTGCCGAAATGGTGGCGGAGAGCCACATGCAGGATATTGAGCCGTAGGAGGATTTGACGATGAACCACGAAAAAGCGATTGCTGCGGCAGCAAAAGCTCTCTGCCGTGATGGTGGAACCGGCCTTTGTGTGGGCTTTTGCCATTCGCCGGGCCGTTGCGCTCAGGCCGTAAAAAATCATGGTGATACCGCTGAGCGCGCTGTCGCTGCCTATCTGGCGCAGCGAGAAGCAGATGGATGGGTCTTGGCACCAGCAAGGGCGACCGAGGCCATGATCGAAGAGGCATACGAGAGCTACAACGCTAACGGTGGCTCACTGCATAAAGTCTATATCGACATGATCGCGGCACGCTTTGGCAGGGATGCCGACACATGACCGCCCCCCGCACACCCCGCCGCTTCCCCCCGCCCCCGCCCAACTTCCGCGAGCAATTCGAGCGCGGAGGCTGGGAGCGCGTCGAGCTGCTCTACGGCGCACGCACCGACTGCATCCGCAAGTGGATCGCCATGACCGGAGCGCAGACCCGGCGGGCGTTGCGGGCGGCGGGAAGCATTTCGGGCGCTGAGGCGTAGGGCGAGGCTGCCATGACCCCTAAACAGGAAGCCTTTGTCCGGGAATACCTGATCGACCTGAATGCGACCCAAGCGGCCATTCGGGCGGGATATAGCGAGCGCACCGCCGGTCAGCAGGGCGAGCAGCTCTTGAAAAAACTTGAAATCGCAAACGCCATTGCCGCCGCCATGCAAGCCCGCTCGCAGCGCACCGAGATTACCGCCGATTACGTGCTCAACCGCCTCGTCGAGATCGACCAGATGGACGTGCTCGACATCATGGGCGAGGACATGGCGCTCAAGCCTCTCTCTGAATGGCCTGCGGTTTGGCGGCGCTACTTGTCCGGCTTCGACCTCGCCGAGATGTTCGAGGGGCGCGGCGAGGAGCGTGAGATGGTCGGCATTCTCAAGAAGATCAAATGGCCGGACAAGGTCAAGAACCTTGAGCTGCTCGGCAAGCATGTTGCGGTGCAGGCGTTTAAAGACAAGGTCGAGCACAGCGGCGAGATGACGCTCAACGTCCTGCCGGAGGATGCAGCGCTGTGAGCGTTTATGTGGATGACGTTCGGCATCGGTTCGGCAACATGGTCATGTGCCATCTGTGGGCCGACACGCTCGATGAACTGCTCGACATGGTCGACCGGATCGGCGTGCAGCGCAAGTGGATACAGGGCCATCCGACGCTCTCGTTCGGGAAGCATCGCAATGCATCATGGGTGCACTTCGATATCGCCATGAGCAAGAAGGCTATGGCCATCGGTGCTGGCGCAATCCTCACGGACAAGTATGGCCCCGTCGAGCACACTGCGCGCCTCGACATTGCCTCGGGTGACCCGCAGCGCGCCGAACGCGGACGCCGGATGCTGGGCAACGTTGAGAAGTGCCGCGCAATCCGCGCTGCCTGACGTGACCGCTACCCTCACCCCCAAACAGCGCGAGGCCAACCGCCTTCTCGGCGGCCCGGCCCGTAACATCATGCTGCGTGGCGGCTCCCGATCGGGCAAGACGTTTCTGCTCTGCCGCGCGATCGTGCAGCGGGCCATCAACGCGCCGAACAGCCGCCACGCGATTTTCCGCTTCCGCTTCAATCACGCCAAGACCAGCATCTGGGCCGACACGCTGCCCAAGGTGCTCAAGCTCTGCTTTCCTGCCCTGCGCGTCCGGTTCGACAAGACCGACTTCTACGTCGAGCTGCCCAACGGCTCGCAAATCTGGATCGCCGGGCTCGATGACAAAGAGCGCGTCGAGAAGATCCTGGGGGCCGAGTATGTCACCCTCTACTTCAACGAGAGCAGCCAGATTCCGTGGGCCTCTATCGAAACGGCCATGTCCCGCCTCGCGCAGAAGTGCGAGCTGGCTCCCGAGATCGCCAAGGCCACGGGGCGCACGCATCTGCCGCTCAAAGCCTACTTCGACTGCAATCCCCCATCGAAGCTGCACTGGTCCTATCAGCTATTCCGGGCCAAGCTGAAGCCCGGCACGAAAGAGGCTCTGCCCAATCCAGACGATTACGCCGAGATGAAGGTCAACCCGGCAGACAATGCCGAGAACCTGCCGGCCGAATACTTCGATGTCCTCGCCAGCATGTCCGCCGCCAAGCGCCTGCGATTCGAGGCGGGCGAGTGGGCGAGCGAGGTCAACGGCGCGCTCTGGTCGCTCGAAGATCGCGATGCGCCGGATGGGCGCAAGATGCCCGGCATCGATAGCCTGCGCGTCACCCAGCACCCGGACTTGCGCCGCATCGTGGTAGCGGTCGATCCGTCCGGGACAAAGGGCGACGGCGGGGGCGACGATATCGGCATTATCGCCGCAGGCCTTGGCATCGACGGCCATGCCTACGTGCTTGAAGACGCATCTTGCCAGCTTTCTCCCGAGGGGTGGGGGCGGCGCACTGTTGAAACCTATCACCGCCACGACGCCGATCGCGTCGTGGGCGAGGCCAACTTCGGCGGCGACATGGTGCGCTTCACGGTGCAGACCGCCGATAAAAAGGTGCCTTACAGTGCGGTCAAGGCGAGCCGGGGCAAGGCCGTGCGTGCCGAACCTGTTTCCGCCCTCTACGAGCAAGGGAAGGTGCACCACGTCGGCACATTCCCGGACCTTGAGGACCAGATGTGCAATTTCACCGCTGGCGGCTATGTCGGCGAGGGCTCGCCTGACAGGGCCGATGCGCTTGTCTGGGCGCTGACCGAACTCGCCCTTGGATCGCAGCGCTCCTACGACCTCTCAAAGCTTTGACGCGGGCGCGGGGTGTGGTATGGCGGATGCGAGAGTGACCCGTGAAAGCCGCAGTGCTCTGTTGAAGGGTGAGGCTAGCCCGCAACACTGTAAGCGCTCGGGCACTCTCGCAAATGCTGCGGCGGAAACGGTAAAGCAGAGCGGGCATCGAAACCCGTCTTCCGGAGGACCGGTGACTGGCCGCCAGACCAGAGCGATCGAAGGGGTTCGAATCCCCATTTCTGGCCCGCCGCAGCATCATGACGTTGCGGTGGCGCTTGGAGCGCGATGGTGGTTTCGACTGCCTGCCTGAAACGGGCCTGCTGGTTCAAATCCAGCCCGCAACGTCTTTCCTCTTCACTGCGTAGCGGCGGGAATGCCTCAACCCCTTCCCCGCCATGCCGCTCACATGGGTGTCGTCCGCTACATCTCCGATCGGCTCACGAATGCCCTGACCGGCTCCGGCACGCGCCGCGATCCGCGCGCCCACAATACCTATACCGCCCGAATCCTCTCGCAGCATGAGATCGCCGCCGCCTATTCCGGATCGGGCCTGATGCGGAAAGTCGTCCGCATCCCCGCCGAGGACATGGTGCGCGAGTGGCGGACATGGATGGGCGGCGACGATACCCAGATTGCCGCCGTGTTCGATGCCGAGAAGCGCTTCGATGTGCGCCGCAAGGTCATGCAGGCCGAAATCCTGCGCGGTCTGGGCGGCGGGGCCTTCATCATGGGCTTGCCCGGCGATCCTGACACCCCTGCCGATCCGACAGCGCCGCTTGCGTTCCTGCATGTCGTTTCCCGCTGGCACCTCTCGTTTGGGCAATTGAACCTCGACGCCTCCAGCCCCGGCTATGGTGAGCCCGAGATGTGGGAGATGACCTCGTCGGGCGGAAACGTCCGCTTGCATCCGTCTCGCGTGATCCCGTTCCGCGCCGACACCAGTGCGGCGATGCTCCTGCCGTCTATCACGGGTCACGACCAGTTCTGGGGCGAGAGCCGCGTGCAGCAAGTGCTCGATGCTGTGCAGGACAGCGATCTCGCCCGCCAGTCGTTCGCCGCGCTGATCCACAAGGCTCGCCTGCTTCGCATCGGCATTCCCGACCTGATCAGCCTTGCCTCAACCGGCGATGGCGAGGCCGCTGTCATGAAGCGCCTCTCGATCCTTGCTGCTGCCGAGAGCATCCACAATGCCACGATCTTCGATGCCGGTTCCGCACAGGACGGCAAGGGCGGCGAGCAGATCAGCGATGCCGAGTACAGCTTCGCCGGGGTCAAGGACGTGCTCAACGCCTATGGCGAGTGGGCCGCTGCGATCTCCGACATTCCGGCAACCCGCCTGCTGGGGCGCGCGCCCGAGGGCATGAACAGCAGCGGTGAGAGCCAGCAGAAGGACTGGAACAAGGCCGTTCGCGCCCGCCAGACCATCGAACTCGCTCCGCTGCTCGACCGGCTCGACCCGCACTTGCTTGCCGCTGCCGGTCAGCCGCTGGGCGTCATGTCATACGACTTCGATCCGCTCGATACGCCTTCAGAGTCCGAACGCGCGACGATTTTCAAGACCGAGATGGAAGCGGTCGAGAAGCTGCAAATGACCGGTGCCGTACCCGAGCGCGCCTTGGCCGAGGGCGTGCAATCGCTGATGATCGAACGCGGCTATCTGCCCGCGCTTGAGGCCGCGCTGCTCGCCATGCCTGACGACGAGCGGTTCGGGATCGAACAGGGCGGCGATGATGGCGATGACGACCCGGACGGGGAGACGCAGCCAGGTAACGGCGGCGCAATCGAGGAAGGGGGTGATCCGTTTGCTGCGGCTGATGCCATGCCGCGCCCGCTCTACGTCAGCCGCAAACTGCTGAACGGGGCGGATCTGATAGCATGGGCGAAGGCCAATGGCTTCGAGACCACCCTGCCCGCCGAGGACATGCACGTCACTGTGCTCTACTCGAAGCGCCCGGTCGATCCCATGAAGATGGGAGAGACGTGGACGGGCGAGGACAATGGCGGCCTTGTCATCAAGCCCGGCGGTCCGCGCGCGCTCGAGCGCTTCGACGGCGGCGCTGTGGTGCTGCAGTTTGCGAGCTGGTCGCTGCAATCGCGCCATGAGCAGATGGTGCGCGAGGGTGCCAGCCACGATTATCCCGAATACCTGCCCCACGTGACGCTTAGCTACAGCGCAGACGATATCGACCTAGCCAGCATCGTCCCTTATGCGGGCGAACTGCGGTTCGGGCCGGAAGTGTTTGCGCCGATCGATGAGGATTGGAAGGCCAAGGTCGAGGAGGCCTAGCCATGAAGGTGCCTCTGGCAGCAATGACCCGCCGCGCCCGTCCAGGTACACGGCGAAAAGCCATCACGCTCCAATCGATCAAGCTGCCGGGCACACGCGCGACCGACCTCTACCGCGCCGCCTATCTGCCGGTCGTCCAGGTCTGGGAGCGCGCCCTTGCCGCGATCGAAGCCGAATACGCACGATCGCTAAGCGAGCTACAGACCGACAGCGCCGCCACCCTCGAAGTGGAAATCGAGCGCGCGAACAGCGCCGCCGGCGCGTTCATCCTGTCCGTTCGGGCGCGGGTCGAGGGCTGGGCCCGCTTGGCCGAGGCATGGCACCGCGCCCGATGGCGGCGCACCGTGCAGACCGCGACTGCGATTGACCTTGCCACGCTGATCGGTCCCCAGGACGTGCGCGAGACGCTGGAAACCGTGATCGCGCGCAATGTCGCCCTCGTGCGCAGCGTCAGCGACCAGACGAGGGAGCGCATTGCCGATGCTGTGTTCCGCGGTTTGCAGGCGCGCACCCCGCCGCGCACTGTGGCCCGCGAGATTGCCGAGGCCGTGGCGATGGGCCGCAAGCGCGCACTTCGGATCGCGGCTGATCAGAACGTCAAGCTGGGCAGTGCTTTGAATGAGGAGCGCAGGCGGCAGGCCGGGATCGATAGCTTCACCTGGGTGCACTCAGGCAAGATGCATTCGCGACCCGAGCATGTGGCGCGTGACGGCAAGCTCTACAGCGAGAACGCCGAGCGCGTCGGCCAGGAATACGAGGGGCGCACGATTCGCAAGGTGCCCGAGGACAAGCCCGGCGAGCTGCCGTACTGTGGATGCACATCGAGGGCGGTTTTGATTTTGGAATAATCACGCTATGTCAGCCCCATGATCCAGATCATCGGCTTTCTCATCTGCGCCTGCCTCGCCGTCAAACTCTTGGAGATTGGCGCGAACCCGACTTACAAGACCGAGGGCGACAGGCTGCTTCCGGGGATCAGCTTCACGCTGCTGTTCGGATGGGCTGCGGTCGCGGTGTTCGCATTCTGGTTGCTCGCGCAGGGCGAGGCGTTTCCCGAACCAATGCGCCCAGCCAATGCCGATTACAGCGCTACAGAGCTGACTGACGAGCAGATCGACTGCATCAACAACGCCAAGCCGGGCGACGACATTCTCGCCTGCTAACCTCACGGCGGTAATTCCCCTCGCGCCCGCGTCCTATCGCGGGCACCATGTACTTCGCGGATCGCCTCACGCTTGACGCACCGAAGCGCCTCAACGGCGGCTATGTCGCCGTCCGCGCTCGCGCCGCCCGGACCGGCGTCTACGATTATGCTGGCCGGGAGATTGACCCCCAGAACAAGCATGGTCTGCGCGACAAGGCCGTCGTCAAGGTGCTGCGCGACGAAAAGACCGTGTTCGACGACCGCGCCGCGCGCTCGTTCATCGGCAAGCCCGTCACGGACAACCACCCCGACGAGCCCGTCACCGCCGACAACTGGCGGCAGCACGCGCGCGGCACCGTCATGGGCGCCATGCGCGACGGCGATTACCTCGCCTTCGATCTTCTGCTGACCGACGCTGCGGCGATTGCGGCAGTCGATGGCGGAAAGCGCGAGCTGTCCAATGGCTATGCCGCCGATCTCGAATTCGGGCGCTTCACCGCACCGGACGGCACGATCTGCGATGCGCGGCAGACCAGCGTGACGGGCAACCATGTCGCGATCGTCGATCGTGGTCGCGCTGGTTCGGAATGCGCGATCAAGGATGCAGCGCTGTGTGACGCAATCACAGCAGACGCCTTCAACGACCTCAAGAATCTCATCAACCAGAAGGAGCCAGCAATGGCAGGAACTATCATCGTGGACGGCCTGCCGGTTTCGCTGGCCGATGAAGCGGCGGTCCGCGCCGTGATCGAGAAGAAGGACCAGGCCATCGCCGAGCGCGATGCCAAGCTGGCTGACGCGCAGGCAGCCCACGACAAGGCGATGGGCGAGAAGGACGCCGAGATCGACGACCTCAAGAAGAAGGTTGTGGACCAAGCGACCATCGACGCGCTCGCCGATGCCAAGGCCGAAGTGGTTGCCAAGGCCAAGGCCGTGGTCGGCGACAAGCTGGGCGACACCAAGGGCAAGACCGTTGCCGAGGTGCGCCGTATGGCTCTCGATGCTGCCAAGATCGATGTCGCCGACAAGTCCGACGACTATGTCGAGGCGCGCTTCGATGCCCTGACCGCCGACAGCAAGCCGGCCGTGGTGAACATCGCCCCGGCTCCCGCCAACTTCTCCGATGCCCGCGGCGTTTCCAGCGCCCTGCGCCTCGCCCGCTACTCGTAAGGAGCCGAGCCAATGCCCGTTCTTCAGAACAGCTACACCGAAAACCTCGCGCTCGGCTATCCGGGCATGGTCGCCAATGGCGAAACCTCGAACCGCATCACCCGCACTGTCGAGGATGCCGCTGGCGTTGCCTTCGGCAAGCCCGTCTATCGCGGTTCCGGCGATCACGGTTGCACCGGCACCGTGGGTACGCTTGGCACCTTCCTCGGCTTCACTGTGGCCACCTCGGCGCAGCAGCCGGTCGCGGGGCAGGGCGCTGACGAGTATCAGCAGTACGACAACGCCACGATCCTGACTTCGGGCGCGATTTTCGTGACCGTGACCGGCAACGTGGCTGATGGCGCGGCGATCACCGTCAACAACTCGACCGGCGCGCTCAGCTCGACCGCTGCGGATGCCAGCAACATCGCCACGGGCTGGGTTGCCGATCAGACCATCACCGGCGGCGGTCTCATCCGCATCGTCAAGCGCTAAGGAGGCGTGAAACAATGAACGCGATCACCAATCTCTACGACAGCGCCTCCGGGATCAAGGATGCCGACCTGTTCATGGCCGCCGATGCGGACGTGAAGAAGGCCGTCATCGCTGCCTGGTCGCGCGACAATGCCCGCCATGCGGCCACGTTCGCCGACAAGGCCGATGCCTTCTTCTCGGACCAGCAGGTCGGCTATGCCTTCCTGACCCCGCAGCTGCACCGCATCGAGGCCGAGGTCTACATGACCCGCTATCCCTCGTTCGACATCGCGCCTTACATGCCGGTCGTGACCGATGGCGATATGTGGGATGTCGGCACGCTGGTCTACTCGATGGATAACGTCGGCTCGGCCGAGTTCCTCGGCGGCGGTGCGTTCGACGTGCCTTATGCCTCGACCGAAATGGCGCAGGCCACCCGCAACTTCCACCTGGCCGCGATTGGCTACGAGTGGAACACGCAGGAGCTGCAGCGTGCCGCCAAGCTGGGCCGCTCGCTCTCGGCTGACAAGGCGCAGGCCGCTGTGCAGGCCGCTGACCGCTTCATCTACGGCATCGCCATGACCGGCCAAAACGCGCGCGGCGAAAGCGAGAAGGGCTGGACCGGCTTCACCAACGACGCCAACGCCCCGGCTGCCAACGTGCCCAACGATGGCACCGGGTCGGCCCGCACTTTCGCCAGCAAGACCGCTGACCAGATCCTGCGCGATCTGAACGAGGCGATCACGGCTGTCGAAACTGGCACCGGCGAAACGCACATCGCCAACACGGTTGTGCTGCCGACCAGCGAATACAACCGCATCGCCACCACCCGCCTCTCGGACACTGGTTCGACGATCCTGTCGTTCCTGCAGGCGAACAACGTGGCCGGTGCCGGTCTGCGCATCCTCAAGAGCCGCGCGCTCGAAACCGCAGGCCAGAGCAACAGCAAGCGCATGATCGCCTACGACAACAACCCGCAGGTGCTGCGCTTCCTGCTGCCCGGCCCGCACCAGTTCCTCCCGGCGTTCCAGAAGTCGAGCCTCGTCTACGAGGTTGCGGGCATCATGAACGTGGGCGGTCTGGATGTGCGCCTGCCCAAGGCCATCGTTTACCGCGACGGCATCTGAGCAATGGCCAAGGTCAAGAACATCAGTACCGGCCCGCGCGGCGCATGGCAGGGGGCAACCCTTGTCATGGCCGAGCCGGGGCAGGTGATCGAGGCCGACGATTTCGAGCCGGAGTGGTTCGAGGTCGTCGAGCAGCCCGCGAAGGGAAAGGCCAAGGCCGCGCCTGCCAAGGATGATCCGGCCAAGGATTGACGGCGCCTCGTCAGCGTCAGGGGGAGCCCCGCTCGGGAAGCCGGGCGGGGCTTTTTTCATAGGAGCAAGCAATGCCGCAGAACACTTCGATCGCCGTCAATTCTTCGGCATGGACTCAGCTGACCAATGCCGATGTGACCGACATTACGTTTCAGCTCATTCGCGGCGTGCCTGTTTATTTGCAGGGCACCAACGGGACGACCGCGCCCAACGCTTCAAGCGTGACGGTGGGGCTGCGTTACGAACCGGGACAGGGCGAAAGCAAGGCGGCGCTGGCCGATCTGTTCCCCGGAGTTTCTGGGGTCAACCGCGTATGGGCACGCAGCGCGGAAGAAGGCAAGGCCGCCGAGGTGTTCGTCAGCCATGCGTGAGATGGTGTCGCCGCTTAGCGGGTTCGGTTCGCCCTTCGGGTATCGGCGCGGCGCGGGTGGTGGCGGACTTCTCCCCGCCGACTACACCGTCACCAGCGTGGCGGAATGGAACGTGGTGTTCGCCAACAGCGCCGCGACCCTGGCGAACAAGATCGTCGAGGTAGCAGCGCCGATCCCCGATCCAGTGGCGATCAGCAACAGGGACTTCACGGCGGCGGGCGGGCCTGTCACCATCCGCAGCGCCAATGCCGGTTCCTATCTCGGCCACCTCGACCTGTTCACGCTGGTCCGCGGGGTGGACTTTTCGGGCCTCAACTTCCAGTTGCAGGGCTGGCCCAAGGCGGAGCTTGCCTGCGTCGAGTTCAACACCGGCACCTTCGACAAGCTGCGGTTCAACAAGGGCACCACCTTCCGGCACGGCTATGGGGCGAGCCTGCTCGATGTGGACACCGACGCCGATCTGCCGGAATACGAGCGCGTCAACAACGTGCAGACCGCGACCACGACCAGCGCGACCTATGCCCTGACGTGGAAGGACGCGACCGCGACTGGCGGGATGATCGAGTTCTTCAACCGGGGCGCGCAGACCGTTTACGTCAAGGTGGGCGGCGCGGGCGTGACAGCAACGACCGGCGACACGGCCTGTGCGGCAGGGGCGCGGGTGCGGCTGACGGGCCTCAATCCCACCACCGACACGCACTTTGCCATCCTCGCCGCGAGCGCGACCAGCGAGGTCAACGCCCGCACCGAAATCGGGCTGCTCTACTACATGGGCCGCGCCTTCTTTGCGAGCGGCAGCGCGGTCATTCAGGACATCGAAATCCGCAACTGCATCTTCCGCGATCTTGGCGACGGGGTGAAGGGCGTTGGCACGCCCACGCGCCTGATCGTCATGGATAACGACTTCGACCGCATCTATGGCGATCTTGTCTCGGCGGCTCCGGCTGTGGGCGGCTCGGCCCGCATCATGCGCAACATCTACAGCGTCCAGTTCAGCCGCTCGGGCATTGCCGAGAACCTCAACGGCGATGCAGGCGATCCGCATGGTGACGTGTATCAGGCGTTCGGCACGGGCGCTGGCACGATCAGCAACATCAGGGTGGCGGGCAACCGGATGCGCGTCGGCCCGCTGCGCGCTGGCGTGACCCATCAGGGCATCTTCATTTCCGACAACGACATTCTGCCGTCCTACAGCGATGTGTTCGTGGTTTCGGAAACGCTGGTGGGCGGCTCTGCTCCGCAGATCGCAACCGGCGAGGGCGCGACCTACCCTGTCCGCGACTATCTGATCTACGGGGCGACCATTGCCGATTACTCGAATGTCGCCAATGCCAGCCCGCGCATCAGCGTTGCCACCGATCAGGGCGGTTCGGTCTATATCGGCAAGAGCGTGTTCCCGAGCCTGCTGTTCGACCCGGAAGAACCGCAACAGGACGGAAACGTGCTGTGGAGCGGCATGGCAAGCCCTGCGGCGGTGTTCCCGAACTTCGCCAATCTGGCGACAGCGACCACCCGCGCGCAGATCGAGACGGCCCTGACGACCGCAGCCGAAGGGGCGGGCGTCGGCGCGGTTGCCACGGCCAACGCAATCGATTGGACGACGAGCGACCCCGAAGCCGTGATCCTGTGGGAGAACGTGCCGAGCGGGGCGCACTGGAACGCGCTGACCAACCAAGCAGCCAGCACGCTTATCACCCTGCCGCTGCGCAAAATCCTCAACAAGCGCGCCAACCAGACGGTCAGCGTCGGCGCTGGCACCGAATGGCAGAGCGTCGATACCGATGGCGTCACCGTCATTCAGGCATGGACGACTGCGAGCGGGACGATCCAGCCCGGCCAGTTCATCCAGATCAGGCGCACCAGTTCGGGCAGTTCGAGCGGCATTGTGACGGCCTCGGTGACGATCAACGGCTTCACGCAAGGCGTGAACATCACCACTGCTTCAACCCCGACCGCCTATCTGGTGCAGGGTGCGACCCCCAGCTACTTCGTCGATCCGGTCAATGTGCCGAGCGGGACAAGCCGCATCACCTTCCGCTGCAAGCTGTGGCTCCCCACCGGATACGGCCTCGCCAACCTGTTCACGCAGGAAAGCACCGGCTGCGATTTGCAGGTGCGCAACTCTGCCGGTTCGCTCAACGCCACGGTCGAGGATAGCACGACTGCCAAGATGATGACCGATCTTGATGTGGCCCCGCCGCCGAACACGCTGACCGCGCAAACGTGGTATGAGATCGAGTTCGACGTGAACCAAGTGACGCAGCAGGTTATCTGCACGGTCAACGGCGTGTCGCGGACGAGAGCTTTCACCGCAACCAGCACCGGCCTGTTCCAGACGGGGCGCGAGGTCAGCTTCCTCGCCAACACGACCGGAGTTTCACCAATCCCCGCAGGCGCTCGCATCGCCGATATGTCGGTGGACTTCAACGGGGTGCGACACAAGACCCTGCCCAACGATGCGACCAGCGCCAACGCGGATGCGTGGAAGCGCGGCGGCAACTTCACGAGTGTTCCGTGATGAGCGGCGGGAACACCTCACGCTTAGGCAGGCATTGAACTGACATGGCCACAACTCCGACCATCGCCGATTTCCGCGCTCGCTACCCGGCTTTTGCCGCAGTGGCTGATACCATCGTGCAGGTCTGGCTGACTGAGGGCTTTGCCGAAGTGAGCGCATGGGCTGACGCAGATCAGCCGCGTGGCGCCATGGCCTATGCCGCCCACAAGCTGGCCGAGCAAGGCAATGGCGGCGCGGCCGCCCAAGGCGTGACCGGATTCAAGTCTGGCACATTTTCGGCGCAGGTCAGCGAGGCCCAAGCCAACCGCACCGGCTTTCACGCCACGATTTACGGGCGAGAGTTCCTCGATCTGGCCCGCCGTAGCTTTGCGGGCCCGCGCCTAGCATGGACGCCGCCGCTCGATGTTTGATGCGGCTTTCGCCTCACTGGCCACCGCATTCTCCAACATGGCGGGCGGGCCATTCGTCGATGCGTCTGCGTCGTGGCCCGGCACGCCCACCTATGACAACGGCGGCTCGATCGTAACGCCAGGGACGCCTGCCAGCTACGCCTGCAAGGCACAATTCGATGCGCCGACACAGCAGATGCGCGAGGCCGAAGGCTTCTTGCAGACCGATGTGCGGATCCTCGTCCTCGCCGCTTCGCTTCACACCTCGCTAGCCCCTGCGCTCGACACCTCAGCCACCATTACCGTCACCAGCGGACCAAATGCTGGCAGCTGGGCATTGCTGACCTGCCAGCGCGATCCGGCAGGCGTGGGCTATGAGTGCCGGGGACGAAAGCTGTGACCCGCCCGCGCGGCCTCGATAGGCACTTGCGCCGCATGCGGATGCTCGGCGGGCCCGAGATGGTCCGCGCTGTGGGTGCTGCCGTCTATGAAAGCGCCGATGCGATCAGGGCCGAGGCGTTCCGCTCGATCAGCGCGGGCAGCGTCTCGGGCGCCGGCCATGTACCGTCCCGCCCGGGCGAGCCGCCAAACCGCGACACCGGCGAATTGCAGTCCAAGCTCAAGACCGCGCCCACCGGCCCGATCAGCGCCGAAGTGCGATCCGAGGCCGCCTATGCCGCCCCCTTGGAGTTCGGAACATCGCGCATGGCCGCCCGCCCCTATATGCGGCCCGCGCGGGACAAAGAGCTCGAGCCCTCCCGCCAGCGCCTTGCACAGCAGCTTGACCGATTGAACAAACGCAGCGGCTAAGGAGACACCCCATGCCTACCATTACCCTCGCCCAGCCTTGGAAATACTGCACCCCGCTGGCCACTGTCGACTTTTCGGCGGGCGAGCATGACGTGAGCGACGAGATCGCCGCCGCGGCATTGGCTGACCCGGCGGCGCAAGCTGCAATCATCGAACAGGAGACCGCCGATGGCGACCGGACTGCAACGCCTCGTGCGACGCGCCGTGCTGCAAAGGCTGAAGGCTGACACTGCACTGACCGCCCTTGTGCCAGCGGACTCGATCTACCCGCAGGCCATACCCTCGGAGCCGACATGGCCTTTCATCAAGTTGGGTCCGACCGGTACGCTTCGCTTGCGTGCCGCTTGTGTCAATGGCGGCCTGGTCTCGGTTGATGTCCATGCCTTCGCCCGAGCGCGCGTCAGCGGTGGGCAAGTGGTTGAGACAGCCGAGGACCATGCATCCCGAATCGGTGCTGCGATCGAGGCGGCGCTGGCGGACAACCGCATCACGCTCGAAGGGGGGCCGACCGCGAATATCGAGCTGGGTGATATCAGGTTGCTGCAAGACCAGGAACCGGATGCATTCCATTGGTTCGCCCAGCTTAATGCGCGGGTTCTCGCTGGCTGATGCCGATGATACAAGGCGGGCATGGAAACACCGCCCAAAGAGCCGGATGCGCTGGCCATGATCCTTGTTGCCGAGCTGCATCGCATCGGTCTGTTTGATGTAGGCAATCTGGCTTGCATCGCCCGGCGCTTGGAACTGGTGGGCGAGGACGATCTCGCCGATCGCGTGCGCTCTTTGCCGCTATCCAATGCCCTTACCGATCCCGAGGTGATGCGGTCGAACATCTACGCTATCGACGGCGGCGGGAAATCCGGCGAGGAATAGCGCCTAGCCCCTTCGCAAAGCCAAGCGAAGGAGCTGCCTGTGTCCCTGCCCGTCGAGTTCGACTTCGCCCTCATCAAGATGGGCGACGGCGCCACCCCCACCGAACTGTTCACCACGATCTGCGGCATGCAGGACGTGACCCTCAACGAGACCGTCAACACCAACGATCGCTTTGTGCGCGACTGCGCCAAGCCCGGCGAGGTTCCGCAGCGCCGCGTGCAGCCTTCGGGCAAGCAGACCGACATGACCGGAACCGGCCTCACCAACGCCGACAACATCGCCGTTGTCCGAGCGGCGCTGGGTGTGTCGAAGAACTACCGCGTCGAAGTCTACAAGCGCGACGGCACCGATGCGGGCGAACTGCTTGGCACCTTTGCCGGCCCGTTCGTCATGACCTCGTCGAATCTCAACATGTCGCTCGAAACGCCGGGCAGCGCGGAAATCACCCTCGCCAGCGATGGGGCCATCACCTACACGGCAGCGCCGTAAGCCCTAGGCCAGCGCCATGGCTGACACCGCCGTCACCTTTGCCTTCGCCGATGGCGAGTATCGCTTCTGGCTTCCGCTGCCGCAGGTGGTGGAACTGGAGCGCAAAACCGGCTCCTCGATCCTAGTGATCGAGGAGCGGCTGCGTGGCGCTATCGGCGTCGGCGATCCGGCAGAGGGCGAGCTTGAGCCCAATTTTCTGTTCCTTGGCGGAGGTTCCGCCACCGTCGCCGATGTGCGGGAGACCCTGCGGCTTGCGCTGTGGGGCGGGGGCGGCGGCTTGGTGGATGGTCAGGAGATCGAGGTTGGCCCGAACATGGCGCGGCAACTTGTCGATGCCTACGTCTACCCCGCCCGCCCCTTTGCCGAGGGCGTAGTGCAGGCATGGCGCGTCCTTCACGCCGCCATCCATGGGGTTCAGCTCTCCTCAAAAAAAAAGCCCGAGGAAGTGACGGGCGAGACGCCCAGCGAGAGCCATTCCGCAAAGGCCAGCTGATCGCGAACTGCGGGCAGCTGGGGCTCGATTGGCGGCAGACCGACCTGTCCGATTATCTTGAAGCGCTTGAGGCTCACAACGAGGCTCACGACCCCGACGCAGGCAAGCAGCCCAAGGAAGCCAGTCCCGACCTTGCCCGCTTTGTTGCGGCGCACGGCGGGAAAGTGGCGGCGGCAAAGGAATAGGCGGGAAGCATGGCCGAGATCGATCCCGTAATTTTGCAACTCCGCGCCGAGGTCGATCGCTACCAGGCCGATGTGCGCCGCGCGACCCGCACTGTCGACCAGCAGCTGGGCAACCAGGAGCGCCGCGTAAAGCAGCTGGAAAGCCAGTTCCGCAATTCCAGCAGCGCGATCAGCAATTCGCTCAAGGGGCTCGCCGGCACACTGGCGACTGCATTCACCGGACAGCAGCTGGTCGGCTTGATCGACAGCTTCACGCGATTGCAGAACAGCCTGCGCGTTGCTGGCCTTGAAGGCGATGCTCTGGCGCAGGTGCAAGAGCGGCTGCTAGGTCTGTCCGGGCAATACGGTGTCAGCATCGAGGAATTGGCGCGGCTGTTCGGGCAATCCTCGCAGGCGGCATCCGAACTCGGCGCGTCGCAAAGCGAATTGCTGCAAGTCACGGCGAACAGCGCAGCGGCCCTCAAGATCACGGGGACCAGCGCGACCGAAGCGCAGGGCGCACTTCTGGGTCTTGTCCAGGCCTTCGCCAGCGGCACGGTTCGGGCCGAGGAGTTCAACCAGATCAACGAGGGCGGCCTGCGCCCGCTGTTGCAGGCCGCGGCTAACACCGAGCGGTTCGGTGGCTCAGTGGCGCAGCTTCGGCAGGCGGTGCTGGAAGGCACAGTTTCCAGTCAGGAGTTTTTCCGAGCGATCCTTTCCGGCAGCGCCGAGCTGGAAGCCAAGGCGGCCAATGCCACGCTGACCCTTTCGGGCGCAGTCACGGCCCTCACTAGCAACCTGACGGTCTACGTGGGCAGCGCCGCAAGCGCCAACGGCGTGACCGGCGCGCTTGCTGCAGGCATCCAGACGCTGGCGCAAAACCTCGATACACTCATTCCGGCGTTGGCAACCATTGCCACTATTCTCGCTGGTCGGTTTGCTGTGGGCCTCGCAGCTTCGGTTGCCAATGCTGCCGCCCTGCGTGTCGTTGCCCTCGGTCTTGCCGTGCAGCTCAACGGCACTGCAGCGGCTGCCACGCTGGCCGGACGCTCTTTACTAGCTGCCTTTGGCGGTCCGGTGGGCCTTGCGATCGGGGCAATTGCTATCGGGCTCACGCTCGTGGCAACCCGCACGACCGATGCAGAGCGGGCTGCAGCCGCATACGCCAAGGGGCAAGAGGTCGCGGCATCTGCCACCACGAAAGCGCGGGAGGCGGCCGAGCGCCTTGCCAATGCTCATGGGCGCACACGCGCCGAGGCGCTGGCGGCGGCGAAGGCAGAGCAACAGTTGACGTTGCAGAAAATCGCCAGCGCAAAAGCATCGCTGCAACAAGCGCAGGCCGAGTTGGCGCGGGCGCGGACCATTTCTACCCGCAATCTGGTACAGGCAACCCAATCGACGCGCGGCGCCGGTTCGGGCTTTGACCCTGCGCTGACGGTTGCGAACCGCGGCGTTTCGAATATCCGCACCGCCGAAGAACGGGTTGCCAAACAGGCGGGCGAACTCAACCAGCTCGCCGAAACGCTCAAAGGCTTGAACGCAGCAATCTCTGCAGCCACGCCGCCCAGCATCGCACCCGTGCCTGTGGGCGGCGGTGCTGTAGGAAACGGCGGAGGCAGCCTCACCCCAACCCGCGACACAGCAGGCATCGAACTGCGCTTTCGCGACGAGCTCGACAGCATCCGATCGCGCATTGCGGCTGCCGAGGCCCAAACCGCCACCACGGCAGAAGCGCGGGCCGAGTTCGAGCGCCGCCAGCTTGAACTGGCTGAAACCCAAGCCTTGCGCTCCGTCGAAAACGACGCAGACCTTGATGACGTGCAAAAGGCCGAACTCCGCCGGCGATTGCTCGCCCTGGGCGAGGCTGAGCGCGATGCGATCGCATTTCGTCAGCGCGCTGAACTGGAGCGGGAGCAGCTCGACCTGCTTGACGAGCGCGGCCGCACCCAGATTGACGGCCTGCGCTTGCAATTCGACCTTGCCGACACCGAGAAGCAGCGCCGTGCCATTGCCCTGCAGATCCTTGATGCCGAGAACGAGTTGCTGCGCGCCCGGCTCCAGGCCGTCATCGACAGCGAGACGGCGGCGGAGGTTGACCGCGAGCGCGCCCGGATCGCCCTCGCCGCGCTCGACGCTCAGGAAGGTGCCCAGCAAGCCAGTGTCGCACGCCAGTTCGAATCTCCGTTGCAGCGCTTTGCCCGCGGAACCCGCGATACCGACACGCTGGTCGAGGAGGCAGCCGTCCGCCGCATCGAGGAGTTGAACCAGACGATCACCGACGCCATGACCAATGCGCTCGGGATCAAGGATCCATTCCTCTCGCAGCTTATCAAAATTTTCCTCGACAAGAACGTGTTCGGACCACTGGCCGAAGGATTGTCGCAGGGCGGCGGGCTTGGCGGCGGAGGTGGAGGAATCCTCGGAACGCTAGCGCAGGTCGGGCTGTCGCTGTTCGGGCGATCCTCTGGTGGGTTTGTGCAGGCCGGTCGCCCCTACCGGGTCAACGAGGGCGCATCCTCTGGCCGCGTCGAGGCTTTCGTGCCCAACACCAGCGGGAAGATCATTCCGCTCGGTCGCATGAATGCCATTGCTCAAGGCGGCACGACACCGGGCGGAATCGTCAAGATCGTCGTCGAGGAGGCCCCCGGATTCGCTTCAACTGTCCGCGCAGAGGCAACGGGCGTGGCAATCGAAGTGGTCAAGCAATCGGCTGCCCCCATCATCGATGCGGCGGCAAATGAAACGCTGCGTCGTGCGAATAGGCCAAGCCTGTGAGGCGCGCGCATGTCTGAAATCACTGTCCCCGTTCCGGCCGACCTGTTGCTTGATCGCTTCGAGCTTTTCAGCCCCGCGCAGGTCAATCGCTCGACATGGACGGGCCGCCGCAAAGTCATCGGCCTTGCCGGTGTCGAGACATGGCGCGGCTCCGTCTCTATCGCGCCGATCACCACCGAGAACCAAGAGCGGCAGTGGCGGGCCTTCTTGTTCGCGCTCAAGGGACCGCAGAACTGGTTCAAGGCGCTCCTGCCTTGCAACCAACATCCCGGCGGCAAGCCTACCGTCGCGGCAGGAGCGGGCGCTGGCTACACACTCCTGCTCAGCGGGATGCAGCCCAGCACCACGATCCTGCGGGCCGGCCAATTCATGACCGTACCCTTGCCGAGCGGACACCAGCGCGCTGTGTGCCTCACCGCCGATTTGGTCGCCAACAGCTCCGGCAACGGCACGGCGACGTTCGCGCCTGCGCTCAACCAGATTCCGGCGACCGGCGCGACGGTCGAAACCCTCGCCCCCTTCATCGCCGCAGCGCCCACCGAGCCTGTTCTTGGCCTCGCAATCACACAGGGCGTTTCGAGCACCAGCTTTGAGTTCGAGGAGGCGCTGTGAGCCTCCCCGACGCAACCCATGCTGCAGCTCTCGACGCCGAGGTGGTCAATCCGATCTGGTTCGGGTGGCTCGATTTCGTCGGGGATCCGGTGCGTGCGAACACCAGCGGCACGAATATCACGCCAAGCGGCACGGGCGATGCGGATCTTGATGGTTTCGAGTTCCTTGGCGTCACAGCCAGGCTCGTTTCAGTTTCGCCAGTCCGCATCCGCGAAGGTGGCTCGGAAACCGTCACCGCAGAGATTTCCGGCATCCAAGGCCTCGACGCGACCGACCTCGCCCTGCTCAATAATCCGGCCAACTGGCGGGGGCGCGATGCCCGCCTGTGGCGTATCGTCCGTAATTCGGCCAACGTCCAGCAGGGCGGCTATCACGCCTATTACACCGGCAAGATGGTGGCGCTGACGCACAGCGGAAACTCTGAGAGCCAGACCATTCGGGTCACGATCGAAAGCTATCTGGCGGTATTCGCCAGCGCCTCGAACCGCACCTACCTCAATCAGGCGGAATACGACGCAGGCGATCTGTCGGCGCGGGCCTCGATCGCTATCGCGAACGGGAATTATGGAGGTGCAAGCCTCGGTGGAAGCGGTGCGGGCGGCGGCGGCGGTGCTGGCGGCGGTAGCGGTCCGGGCGGCGGTGGCCGCGACACGAGGGCATTCTGATGACCGAGCGCCTGCCCGATTGGGAGACCCGCCTGCACGACTTCATGCTTGCCAATCGCGACCGCGCGTTCGCATGGGGCGAGTGGGATTGCATTCTGTTCGCTTGTGCCGCCGCCGCGGCTATCACCGGCATAGACAAGGCGGCGGCCTATCGCGGCCAGTACAGCGACGAGACGGGCGCGCGCGCGATCCTGCGCAGGTTGGGCAAGGGCACTCTACTCGCCACAGTCGACCATGAGTTCGAGGCCAAGCCTGTTGCCTATGCCGTGCGCGGCGATCTGATCTGGCATGCCGGCTGCGTTGGCGTGTGCATCGGCAATGCGGCGGCATTCGTCACAGACCCCGAGCTTATGGATGCGCTCGAAGCGCCGCGCGTCGGCGGTTTCGTGATGCTGCCGCGCGTGGATTGGCAGAGGGCGTGGGCGGTCTGATATGGGCAAAATCGTCAAAGCGGTTCTGTCGGTCGCCGCGATTGTCGCCGGTGTCGTCACATTCAATCCCGGGCTAATTGCCGCCGGCATTTCTATCGGTTCGAGCGTTCTGCGGCCCAAGCCTCCACGCAACAGTCCCGCGAACGCGGATCGCCTGCGCGCCAACATCGATCCGCTGACACCGCGCAAAACCGTCATCGGCAACACTGCCATGGCGACGGATGTGCGCGATGAGGAGTTTACCGGCAATCAGGAGTTCTTTCACCGCTTCATCGTTTGCGCCAGCCACAAGGTGCAGTCGATCGATGAAATCTGGTTCGACGACAAGCGCGTGTGGACAGCGACCAGCGGCGTTGAGGGCGAGGCGGTGGGCTATCTTACCGTCACAACCCGCACCGAGGGCAGCGCAGCCAATGCCATCAACATCAGCGCGCGCATGGGCAGCACCCGCCGCTATACCGGCCTTGCCTACGTCTATCTGCGCTACAAGCTGACCGGCAACAGTAGGCGCACCGACAGCCCCTATGCGCAGTCCATCCCGACCCGCATCACCATTCGCGGTAAGGGGGCCGCTCTACCCGATCCGCGCAACCCCGCCCACGATATGGCGGATCAAACCACATGGACGTGGAGCGACAGCGCAAGCCGCAATCCGGCCCTTGCCCTGCTGTTCTATCTGCTAGGCTACAAGATCAACGGCAAGTTGGCTGTGGGCAAAGGCATCCCGCCCGAGCGCATCGATCTCGACAGCTTCGTCACCGCGGCCAACATCTGCGACGAACTCGTCTCTGCACCAGGCGGTGGCACCGAGCCGCGCTATCGCTGCGATGGCGTTTGGTCGGAGGGCGACAGCCCCACCACCGTGATCGACATGCTCAAATCGTGCATGAATGCCGATCTGGACGATGTCGGCGGCAAGCTGCGCCTGACCGTGTTCCACAACGACCTCGCCACGCCGGTCGCCGATTTCAGCGACATCGACATCATTGATGCGTTCACGTGGCAGCCCGAGGCGCCGCTCGATTCGACGTTCAATGTGGTGCGCGGAGTCTACACCGATCCCAGCAACAACAGCCTCTATCAGCAAGTCGATTATCCGGAGCAGCGCGAAGCCAGCCCGGATAGCATCGACCGCATCGATACGTTCAATCTGCCCATGGTGCAGTCGGCAGGGCAGGCACAGCGCCTCGCCCAGCTGCGCTTGCAGCGCCAAAAATATGCAGGCGTGTTCGAGGCCGAGTTCCAAGCCAGCGCATGGAAAATCACCAAGAACAGCGTGATCCGACTGTCGTTCAGCCAAACCGGATTCAGCAACAAGTTCTTCCGTGTGGCCGAGATGGAAGTGCGGCAGGATGGCATCGTGCCGCTCAAGTTGCGCGAGGAAGATCCTGCGATCTACGGTGATCCTCCGCTGACCGCCCCCATCAGTCCGATTTTCTCGACGCCCTTCGACCCGGCGCTCAATCCACTGGTGCTGGGCATCAATCGCTGGCGCGGCGAGTACGCATCCGGCGCGACCTATGCGTTCGATGACCTCGTGACGGGACCGGGCAACGCACAGTGGCGCTACATCAATGCCACGCCCGCCGCCGGGCAAGCTTTGCCAATCTGGCCGGCAACCTCGAACGCCTATTGGGAAAACTTTACCCCGCCGCTCGATCCGCCTGATGTTGGCCTTGAGTCTGGCGCGACCCGCAATGTCGCGCGCGGCACGTATGATGCCGGCACCACCTACTTGCGCGGCGACGAGGTGATCTTCTCGGGCTCGACCTATCGCCTGATCGTCGAAAGCAGCACCGGCAATTCCCCGCCCGATGTGCTGCGCTGGGCTCTGGTCGCACAGGCCGGTGCTGGGCCCGCTGGCGCGGATGGCTTGCCGGGCATCAGCGTGCTGGTTTCGAATGAGGCGCATGTCGTCGCAACGGCGCAAGACGGCAGCGGCGGCGATTACAACGGCGCAGGTGGCACAATGCAACTGCTGCGCGGCGATACGGTGCTGACGCCCACGTTCTCGATCGCGGCGCAGACACCGGCATCGCCAAGCTGGATCAGCATCAATGCCAGCACCGGCGTTTACACCGTCACCGATCCGGGCGTTGACCTGGCCACGGCGACAATCCGCGCAACCTGGGCGGGCGTGAACTATGATCGCACCTACACGCTGGCCAAGTCCAAGCAGGGAGTCACCGGCCCGCGCCTGGCACTGGTGGCGGATGCGCAGGCTTTCACGTTCACTGATGGCGCGGCCAATCCGGGCAGCCAGACAATCACGCTGACGGCGCTGCTGAACAACCTTTCGGGCACGGCCACTTGGTCAACCACGCCCGCGGTCACGTTGGGCGGCACCGGCAACACGCGCACGCTGACCGTGGCGAACTTCGGCACGAACCGGCAGGTGACGATCGAGGCAACACTGGGCGGGATCACCGATCGCGTCACGCTGGTTCGGGTGGATCGCGATGTGGTCGCCCCCGCCAACGCCAACCGCATCCGGTTCAGCCGGATGGAGGGCGGGCGCGGATGGGCCACGTTCAGCGAAATGCCCATCACCACGGCGATCCGACCAGTTTCGTCTGGCGGGCGGGTGTTCATCCGCACCGACGCGAACGCCACAGCAGCCGGGCAACGCCTCTTTGCGCAGATCGACGTTGCGAATCGTTTCAGGGTTTTCGCAGGAGAGCGGTTGTCGGCCTCGGCGGCGATTGAAGCGCGCCGCCTGACGGGCTTGGACACACAGCCTGCTTTCTGGCAGCTCTATCTGGATTTCTTCGATTCCGCAGGCGGAGCGACTGGCTCTGTCGAAATCGCCAGCGGGTCAGGGAATGCCTTGGCTGATGTGCGCCGGGCGGCTTTTATCACCGTTCCGGCCAACTCGGTTGCCGCTCGCATGGTCTTGCGCATGGATGCGGCAGCAGCGGGGCCGTTGTATTCCTCGATTGTCGAGCCGATGGTCGCCAGCGCAGCCATCGGCCAGACCGTGCATCCCGCCTATGTTCCCGGCCTTAACGCGGTTGACGGGGCGCTGCCGAACGATCTCATCACTATTGGCGGGGACGGCCTGATCTCCGGCATCGGCACCGCTGGCATCAATGTCGATAACCGCCGCGCCGCGCTGCAAGGGCTCGCCTCGGCCCGCCCCGCTTCCGGCCAGTTCATCGGGCAGGAGTATCACGCGACCGACACGCGCGAGATTTCGCAGTGGGACGGGTTCAACTGGCGGGCCTCGGCAGACATTACCGCCAGCGCCCAGCGCACGATCGAGCCGCAGTTCCCGGTAATCGAGATCAAGCAGGGCGAGGCGGGGCACACCGGCAACCGCACCGTCACCCACGCAGCCAAGCGCGGCACGGCGACACTGACGGGCGGGACGTGGAGCCTGCCCGCCCAGAACCTCGGCGCAGGCTCGGCCAGCATCAACGCCAGCACCGGCACGGTGACACTTTCCGGCATCGTCCAGTCGGGCAGCTACACCGTGCGCTACACCCACACCGATGCCTTCGTCACCGACCTCCCCGTGAACGTGACTTATGTGCCGAGCGTGGCGGCAGGTGTCAGTGCGACGGTGACAGGGGTTATCAAGGATTTTGAGACAACATCCTTTGCCGCCGTTACCAACGACCTTTCGATCCAGCTGCCGTCTGGCGTGACGCAAGCGAGCCTCTACACCGGCGCAATTGTTCTTGATGCGCTCTCGCTGCCTGCCGGAACCAGCAATGTCGAGATGAAGTGGCAGCGCGAAAGCTCGCCCGGAACCTGGACGGACATTGGAAGCGCGGCCAGTTCGTCCCCCAGTCCCTCGGTCGCGGATTCGGGCGGTTTTCCTGATCCCACTCCGGGCTCGATCACCTGCAACCGCACCGCCACCGGCCTGACCGCAGGTTCGGCCCAGACATTCCGTCTGGTCGCGCGAATCTCAAGCGGCACAACGCGGATTATCTATCCGCAAGGCACGGCCACGGCAGGCGGATGATGGCGCGGCGGGAAACTCGCTCGCAATCGCAAGGCAAGGCGGGAAACATGAGCGAACTCGAACAAGCCATTGCCGATGTGCGCAAAGGTCACGCCCAGCGCATCTGTGCACCGGGCAAGTGGGTGGTCTGGCGCGATGGCGGAAAAACAATGGTGGAGGTCAAGGCGTGACCGACCCGTTTCACGATCTGCCGGAGGGCGTGAAGGCCGCCGCTGATCTTCTGTCCATTGCAACCTTGGTGGGGTCGCTTGTGAGCCTTCTTCCTGCGGTCGCAGCAGTCCTCACCATCATCTGGACGGCCATTCGGATCTACGAGACCGACACCGTGCAGAAGCTGCTCGGAAAGAACAAGGATGGGGCGCAATGACCTTCCTCTCTGCCTTCGCGCGGCGGTTCAAGGAGATCGCGCGCAATGCCAGCGTGGCACCCCCGAAGCCCGCAGTTCCGCTCCCGCCCACCGTCAAGGCGGCAAACGAGGCGATCAATGCCCTGCCGCCGGTGACGCATCCGGCATTCGACCGCGCCGCGTTCTTTGCCGTCCTGCGCGGCACGAACCTGCGCCACCAGAGGCCGCCACAAGTCGAAGGCACAGAAATGCTGCTCGACAAGCTGCACGGCCTGCAAACGAGCTGGGTGGCCTATGCGCTGGCGACCACATGGCACGAAACCGCCGCCACCATGCAGCCGATCCTTGAGAAGGGCGGGCCTGCCTATTTCAAGCGCATGTATGACCCCGAAGGCAAGCGCCCGCATGTCGCCCGCGCCCTTGGCAACACTATGCCCGGGGATGGTGTGCGCTTCGCCGGTCGTGGCTACGTCCAGTTGACCGGGCGCACCAATTACGAGCGCGCGGGCAAGGCCGTCGGCTATCCGCTGGTCGGCAATCCTGACCTCGCCATGCGCCCTGACATCGCCGCCGAAATCCTGCGCGCGGGCATGATCGAAGGCTGGTTCACGGGTCGCAAGTTCTCGACCTCGCTGCCGGACAAGATCGCCACGCGCGAACAGTTCCGCCAAGCGCGGCGCATCATCAACGGCATGGATCGCGCCGACAAGATCGCTGACGAGGCCCTGCACTTCCAAGCGGCGCTGATCGCGGGGGGCTGGTGATGCGTCTGCCTGACATCGCCACGCACGACGGGCGGCGCGCTTGGGCGTTCCTCGCCATCATGGGCGGGTCAATGGTGTTCACCGCGATCATTATCTGGTCGGTGTGGATGCTGCGGGGGCACGCGGGTTTCGTGTTCTGGCTCGCGCTTGCCGCTCACGCGCAAGTGCTCGTCGGCATGACCGCGCTGGGCTGGCAGATGGGGCGACGGCTGATGGCCTCGGTGTCGCGCGACGGCGTGACGGTGGATGACAAGGGGGAGCATCCATGACCGCCGCCCTCCTCCTCGCCCGCATCACCGGCTTCCTCAAGCGCATCCCGTGGCAGGCATGGGCCGCGCTTGCCGTCCTCGTCGTCTGGTATTGGGAGCGCGACCGCCATGCCGATCTGCGCGAGGCAGACGCCCGTGCCGAAATGCAAGCCATCATCGACGCGAAAGAGGCCGCCCGCCAAGCCGCGATTGCCGAAAGCCTGCGCCTTGCCGCGCTCAACGCTGAAACCACCCGAAAGGCCGATGCCGATGTCACCCGCAACCTTGCTCAAGAGCGCGCTGGCGCTGATGCTTTCATCGCTCGCGGCGGCGTGCGGCGATGCCCCCCCGCCCGAACCGACACCCCCGCCGCCGGTCAAGGCTCCGGCCTCGATGCAGGAGCCGGTTCGCTGCCCGTCGTGGATGACGTGCCAGTCGTAACCGTGCTGCCCGAGGACGTGCGGATCTGCACCGAGAACACCGTCAAGGCGCGGGCATGGCGGGAATGGGGGCTTTCCATCGAGGCGAACCAGAAGCCTACCGAGTGATGCGGGCGGCGGCGGGTTGTCGCTGATTTCAGCGCGTTAAGCCTCGGGCATTGGCTAAATTTGGGCCGACAAGGAGAACCTTGTGCCAAACCCCGGACTGTTACCAGAAGAAGTCGAGCGCCGCACCGAGGCCGCTCGCCGCCACATGGCGCAGGGTTTCGGATGGGTGAAGCGCGCCGCTGACGAGTTGGGCATCAACCGCACGACCTATCGGCTATGGTGCAATGAAAACGACATCAAAGCCCCCGAACCCGCCGATCAAGTCGCGGACGGCTTTGCGCTCAAAGGCTATTCGGAGTTCACGAAAACCGAGCACGGCACGCCAATCTGGCTGAAAACAGTCAAGGCGGAACAGGACTATTACGCTGCCGTGATCGCGGCGATTGAGAGCCGTCCAGCCCGCGCGCTGGAAATCCCCCCACCCCGCGTCCAGACCTTCGATGCCCGCGACATCGTGCCGTGGCTCAACATCGGCGACGCGCACATCGGCATGCTGGCCCACGAGGTCGAGGCCGCCGCCAACTTTGACCTCAAGATTGCGAAAGCCGAGATCCTGCAAGCCGCCTTCGACCTGATCGACCAAGCGCCGGACTGCGAGACCATGGTCATCAACGACCTCGGCGACGGCACGCACTACGAGAACATGAAGGCCGAGACCGAGCGCTCCGGCCACCGGCTCGACTACGACGGGCGCTTCTACAAGATGATCGAGGCCTATCTCGACATCATGGAAGCCATCATCGAGAAGGCGCTGCGCAAGGCCCGCGCGGTGCACGTCATCATCAACCAGGGCAACCACTCCGAGACGAACGACTATTGGGCCGCGATGCACTTCCGCCGGCTCTACAGCCGCCTCGGCGACGACCGCGTGAAGGTGCTGCCCAACCTCTCGCCCTTCATTGGCTACCGCATGGGCAAGACCTTCGTTCTGGTGCACCACGACCACAAGGTGAAGCCCGAAACCCTGCGGCAGATCATGTCTACGGACTACGCGCTCGACTGGGGCGAGGCGACCTTCCGCTATATCGACGGCGGCCACATCCACCACTTTAGCGCCAAGGAGCTGGGCGGCGCGGAGTGGTGCTCGTTCAACAACCTCGCGCCGGTTGATAAGCACGCGCATGATGGGGGCTGGCGCTCCAAGCAGGCCATGACGCTGGTGCTGCGCTCGCGCTCCTACGGCGACCTCGGGCGCCACAAGATGCCGATCGAGAAGGTCTGGGATCGCATCCGCGAGGCATCGCCCGGGCATTACGTGCCAGAGCCGAAACGGGCGTTTCAGGCATGATCGATCTCGCCCTGATCTTTGCCGCCGGGTTCGGATCGGTGTTCCTGCTCGGATTCCAGTCTCGCAATGTCAATCACGGCAATTATGGCTGGGCGGCCGGCACCAGCTTTGCGATCGCCATGATGCAGACGACGCTCTGGGGGCAACTGTTCGCCAACCTGACGCCCGCCAGCGCAGCGGTTTACGGACTGAGCGGGGCCTGCGGCATCACGCTCTCGATGTGGACGCACCAACGGCTGATCGCCGGGAAGGCCAAGCCATGAAGCTCCTGATCCTCGGCCATGCGCGCCACGGCAAGGATACCGCAGCCGAATATCTGCGCGATCGGCACGGCATCAGCTTCCATTCGTCGAGCCTGTTTCTGGCCGCCAATGTCATCCGCCCGGCGCTGGCAGGGCGCGGGATGTTCTACGACAGCCTCGAGGCCTGCTATGCCGACCGGGTCAACCACCGCGCCCTCTGGCGCGAGCTGATCGAGGACTTCAACCGCGACGATCCGGCGCGTCTCGCCAAGGCGATCCTGGCGCAGTCCGATTGCTATGTCGGGATGCGGATGGAGCGCGAGTTCTGGGCGAGCCGGGCGCTGTTCGACGTGATCTTCTGGATTGATGCCAGCGGGCGCGGCCTCCCGCCCGAGGATGCGAGCAGCATGACAATCACCTTCGATCCCGCGTGGATGGTGCGGATCGACAACGGCGGCCCGCTCGATGCGATGCAGGCGCAGCTGGACGACTGGATCAGGTCGGCGAGTTGGGTGGCGGCGGGGCCGGCCGCCAGTGAGTGATGGTGCAGTGGACGCTGTCATACTCGTCTCGGTGAAACTCCAGACTTTTTCGTCCTCCGTCCGAAAAGCCGACGCCTTCCCAGACCCAACCGGGATTGCCGTAATCCCGACAATTTTCATGATCTAAGTTTTGTTCCGAGCACTTGGGGTCGCCTTTGCACCAAACGGCATCGGCAATCCGGGATTGTTCGCCGCTTGGCCAAAGCACCCACAAATCGACCCGCGTGTTGCCGTCTCGCGGTGCGCTCTTGATCGGTTGCCAGTCCATCACTTCACTCCGCACCACCCACGTCGATCGCCCCAGCGCCGCGCCAGCCCCTCGCGCACCAGCTGATCGCCGACATTGCCCAGGCGGGCCAGCGTCCGACCGTATCGGTCGAGCCCCTCGCGCGCAATCCGCACCTCGCGACCGCGCAGCAGCACGACAAGCCGGTCGCGCGAACGGATTGCCAGCGCCCGCTCGGCCGCGCACTTTCCGTCCATTTCGGGCGCATCGATGTCGAGCAGCCTGATCTTCTCGCGGTTGATCCAGACGGTATCGCCATCAACCACGCAGGTGACGCGCTGGGCGGGCGGTGGCTGGCAGACGGCAATGGCAAGGGCGGCGGCTGCGAAGGTCAACATTTGAGCAATCCTCAAGAATTGGGCTGATGTACCGATGTACATCGCAGCGGAGCGCAAGCGAAACGAAACGGGTCCAAATTGGGGAAATCGTCACGCAGGTTGGCGAAAAAGTCCTTATTTGTCAGTGCCACCCCAAGTTTACACCGAGAGGGTCAGCGGTTCGAGCCCGTTACCGCCCACCATGTTTTCAATCATTTAGCGCCGCGTTCTGAAAGTGTCGATGTACGAGTGTACATCAGAACACGGTTGCGGCGCTGGCGTCG